AAAGCGAAGTGGCCACAGTTTGCGATTGCATTGAGTTTCCGTTTATCTGATCACCAGCAATCGATAAAATAGCCCTGAAACCCGTGTCAATGTTTAATTTCGTGGATTGATGCAAGTACTTTGTTGATTCGGCCATTGTTTCTGAACAGGGCAAAATCCCGTGATAGTTGAGTATTTATAAATACTATCACGGGATTTTTTTATGGCCACGGTCATTTTATCCGATATACCGGAAAAGATTACAGCCGGCGATTCCATCGCCTGGAAAAAATCGCTTGCCGACTATCCGGCCAACGATGGGTGGGTGCTATCCTATGCCCTGACCAAAAGCGGCGAACAGATCACTTTCAATGCATCGGCTGATGGTGCTGATCACCTGGTAGAACTGGACACCACCGCAACCACCGCATGGGCAGCCGGTCAATATTCGTTTCAGGCTTACGCGACAAAGGCGGCCACCACCGAAAGAAAAACCGTTGACCAGGGCATTATTGAAATCATAGCCAACCTGGCCGCAGAAAGTGCCGGCCTGGATGCACGCCCGCACTGCTTCATCATGCGCGATGCCTTGCAGGCCCTATCCGAAGGCAAGGCCACCACTGACCAGCTTTCACTTTCCATCAATAATCGATCCATCAGCATGCTATCACCATCTGAGGTGCGGGAGTGGTTGGCCACCTATGAAAGACTTTGTGTCAACCATATGCGGCAATTGCGGGCAGATCGGGGCAAGCCAACCGGCCAGCAGGTCAAGGCCCGTTTTGTGGGATCATAATAAATGCGTTTATTCGACTTTTTCAGGAAAAGAAAAAAGATGCGCACCCGGATCCGGCGCAACTATACCGCAGCAAAAATTGATCGATTGGTGGCCGATTGGTCAACACAGCTTCAAAGTGTTGACCGGGAAGTCAAAGCGGCCTTGCGGATCATTCGTGCGCGTGCCAGGGATGCGGCCCGCAATGATCCATACGCGGCCCGTTTTCTTTCCCTGTTGAAAACCAACGTGATCGGATCTGCCGGCATTGGTTTGCAGGTCAGAGCAAGAGGGCCAAACGGCAACCTTGACACCTATGCCAACAACCTGATCGAACGGGAGTGGAAACAGTGGGGCCGGCGTGGCACCTGCACGGTTGACGGCAGATTGTCATGGATCGATTGCCAAAATCTTTTCATGGAAACCTTGGCCCGTGACGGGGAAGTACTTGTGCGCCTGGTCGATGGGTGGCAGGGCAATGATTACCGCTTTGCTCTTGATTTCATAGATCCTGATTTTCTGGATGATTCATATGATGATGCCACAAACAAAAACCAGCCAATCAAGATGGGCATCGAATATGATGCCTATAACCGGCCTTTAAATTACTACCTATCAACACAGCACCCGACCGGGGCATATGGATATCATGTTGCCGGCGATCAGCGCCAACGGTTGCCGGCATCTGATATCATCCACGCCTTTTCAACGCATCGATCCAACCAGGGCCGGGGCATATCCTGGCTTGCGCCATCGCTTTACTTGTTAAAGATGCTTAACGGCTACCTTGAGGCCGAGCTGGTGGCCAGCAGGTTAGGCGCCTCAAAGATGGGGTTTTTTGCGTCTTCAGATTCTGAATATGCCGGCGATGACATAGAAGATTTTTCACCGATCACCGAAGCATCACCCGGCACGTTCGATCAACTGCCGGCAGGCACGGAGTTGAAAAGTTGGGATCCTGAACACCCGACAACGGCATTTGAGGCCTTTACCCTTTCCATACTGCGCGGGATTTCATCAGGCTTTGATCGATCTTATGTCAGCATCGCCAATGATCTGCGGGCGGTTTCCTATAGTTCTATTCGCAAAGGCGATCTTGAGGACCGGGACCACTACCGCACCTTGCAGACCTTTGCCGTTGAACACCTGCACCAGGAAGTTTTTGAAAGATGGCTGCGCATGGCCTTGACCACGCAAGCGGTCAACCTGCCCTATTCCAAATATGACAAGTTCAATGCACCCATATGGCGCCCGCGTGGGTGGGCGTGGGTGGATCCGCTAAAAGAAGTCAAGGCCAATATCGGAGCGGTGCAAAGCGGATTTAAAAGCATGCAAGACGTTGCCGGCGAACAGGGCCGGGATATTACCGAAGTTTTTGACGCATTGCAGACTGAAAAAGATCTTGCCGAACAGTACGGCCTGACGTTGCAGATCCTTGAAGGAGAGCAAGCCAAATGGAAACAACCATAAATACAAAAGTAATTTATCGTGATTTTGAAATTGATCAACGCGGCATTGATGATGAAAACCGCACGGTGCCCGTGGCCTTTTCATCGGAAACGCCCTATAGCCGATGGTTTGGAACCGAAATACTAAGCCATGAAAAATCAAGCGTTGATCTGTCTTTTATCGGATCCGGCAGTGCGCCTTTTCTGGTGGGACACTGGACCGATGACCTGGTTGGCGTGGTTGAAAAGGCATGGATCGATAAAGACAAAGTGGCACGGGCCATCGTGCGCATGGGCAAATCAGACCGGGCTGAAGAAATCTTTGCCGATATAAAAGATGGCATCCGGCCAAACATATCCGTGGGGTATCAAATCCAAAAGATGGTTTTGGAAGAAGATAACGAGGAAACCGGCGAACGTATCTACAGGGTGACAAAATGGAAACCGCTTGAAATATCGTCTGTGCCAATCCCTGCCGATGGCAATGTAGGGGTGGGTCGAAGCAACCAAAAAGAGTTTAAAACCATTATTGAAACAAGAGGGGTGGAGCAAATGCCTAATGAAATCAAAAAAGAAACCCAGGAAACGGCGCCTGCACCGGCTGCCGTGGTGGTGGATGAAAAGCGGATCCGTGAACAAGCAAGGGCAGAAGAACAAGCCCGCATCCGTGAAATAACGGCCCTTGGCGAAGGCCACGGTTTTCAGGCCGAAGCATCAAAGGCCATCAAAGACGGCGGCAGCGTGGATGCCTTCAGGGCATTGGTGCTTGAAAAGCTGGCGGCCCGTGGGATGAAACCCGTTGAACAGAAACCGGAAATTGGCTTGACCGATGCCGAAACAAAACAATTTTCTTTCGTGCGCCTGATCAATGCCCTGGCCAACCCGGCAGACCATAAGCTGGTGGAAGCGGCGGCCTATGAGTTTGAGGCAAGCCGTGCCGTGGCACAGCAACTGAAACGCGAACCAACCGGCGCCTTTATCCCATACGAAGTGCTGCGGCGTGATCTGACAGTGGGCACCGATACAGCCGGCGGCTACCTGGTCAGCACCGATCTTTTGGCCACCAATTTCATCGAAATGCTGCGCAACCGGATGATGGTGCAGCAATTGGGCGCCATGACCTTGGGCGGCCTGGTGGGTGACGTTGCCATTCCCAAACAGACCGGCGGCGCCACGGCCTATTGGGTGGCAGAATCCGGCGCACCCACTGAAAGTGATCAGACCGTGGGCCAGCTTGCCTTAGCGCCCAAAACGTGTGGAGCATTTACCGATATCAGCAGAAAATTGCTGAAACAGTCAAGCATTGACATAGAAGGCTTTGTGCGCCTGGATCTATCCACCGTGCTGGCCCTGGCCCTGGATGCGGCGGCCATTGCCGGCACTGGCGCCGACAACCAACCAACCGGCATCTTAAATACTACCGGCATTGGCGATGTTGCCTGCGGTGATCCTGATGGGGCGGCGCCCGTATGGGCCGATATCGTGGGCCTTGAAACCGAAGTGGCCGTTGACAATGCGGATATTGGCGCCCTGGCCTATCTGACCAATGCAAAGGCCCGTGGCAAGCTGAAGGTGACCGAAAAGGCCACCAACACGGGCCAATTTGTTTGGGAAAACGGCACCGATGGTTTTGGCCTTTTGAATGGCTACCGGGCGGCAGCATCCAATCAAGTGCCATCGAACCTGACCAAAGGCGCCGGCACTGCTTTGTCGGCCATCATCTTTGGTAATTTTTCGGACTTGATTCTGGCTTTATGGGGAACCGTGACATTTTGGTGGATCCATACACTGGAAGTACAACCGGCACGGTGCGCGTGGTGGCCTTGCAAGACGCCGATATCGGTGTGAGGCATGCGGAAAGTTTTGCGGCGGCTCAAGATGCGGTGACAACCTAGTGGTGCTGGATAGTACAAAAGGCGCCGGCCTTATCAGCCGGCGCCCGATCATAAAAAGGGGTGCTCATATGAAAGTGCAAATTTCAAGGGCCACGGTTGCCGATGGCCGGCGCGTGGTGCCGGGTGAAGTGATCAACCTGGATGCCAACCAGGCCAAAACACTGATCAACATGGGCAAGGCCCTGCCCGTGGCCGATGCGCCAAAAGTTGAAAACCGTGAAACGGACGTTGAAAAGACAATCAGCAAAAAACGCGGCAGACCACCGAAGGAAAAAGAATAGATCATCATGGCCGCCAGTTTTGACAATGTAAACGCAAACGCCATTGAAACCTTTGGCATCGATGCCACCTATACACCAGATGGCGGCGACCCGCAGACCCTGCGCATTGTCTTTGATTATGTGTACTTCCAGACCGAAGGCGAAATCGGCATTCAGGCACGGCAGGCATCAGCCGGCATAAAAGAGGCCGATGCGCCGAATATCAAAACAGGTGAAACCATCGTGGCAGAAACAAAAACCTTTACCATTGCCCAGGTGCGGCCCGATGGCGCCGGCTGGATAGAACTTGACTTACAAGAGGTGCCGTAACCATGGCGCACATCAGAAAACAGATCAGGGATGCATTTGCTTCTGCGGTGACCGGATTGACCACCACGGGCGCCAATGTGTTCATTGCCAGCACCGAACCAACACCCGTGGCCAACCTGCCGGCGCTGATCATCAACACGCCCGATGATGATCGGGAAGGATCGAGCGGGCCGCCACCACGCACGCACCAAAGGGTTTTAACCATACAAGTGATCGGGCAGGCATTGCAGGCCGATAGCTTAAACGTGCTGGATACCATAGCGGCAGAAGTTGAAACGGCAGTGGCTGCCGATATTACCCTTGGTGGCATCTGCAAAGATCTGCTTTTAAACAGCACCGAAATTGCACTGACCGGGGAAAGCGCACAACCATCTGGCACCATCATCATGCAGTTTGCAGCAAAGTATCACCATAAGGAAAACACGCCCGAAGTGGCAATATAGGAGATCAGGCCATGGCAACACATACCGGCAATGAAGGCATTATAAAAATCGGCGCCAATACCGTTGCAGAAATCCGCAGTTTTACTATCACAGAAACTGCGGAAACCGTAGACGATACGGTCAAAGGCGATACCTACCGATCAAAAAAAGTGACGTTCAAAACGTGGACCGCAGAAATTGGCGCCTTGTATGATCCATCGGACACAACCGGCCAGGCCCTGATGGATGCCGGCACAG